CGTTGCTAAAACCCATGCCTGCCAACACTGCTGCTCTCAATTGTTCTGGATCCTGCCAGTTGAGTGCGAGGCGTAAGGTGTGATTGGTTCTTCTTCTTGCCATACTCCCGTTAAGTTAAAGTTCAGCGCGGCAATCCCTGAAGAACATTCGCGATGTTCGACCAGGCAGTGATGGACTCACCGCATGTTCTACATTCCGTCTCCGGTGTGCCGCAGTGATGGCACAAGTAGATTGGCTTCCCACAACGAGGGCAATGCCTGATCGCCAGTGCGGGAGCGATAGCGATCGGATTCCTGCGAGTTCTTGTTTGAATCTCTTCGACTGGTGCATGATGTGCATTCGCCGGGACCGGCAGTTGCGAAGCTTGGGACTTCTCAAGTCGTCTGCGAACACCCGCGACCTTGGCGTAGACTGCTGACATAGTGCGTCCTCCTTTCAGCAGTATTGTCTTCCACTCAGGATGTTCACGCATGGCGCGAGTGAACTGAATCGTTTTCCCATTGGGACCACCAGCATACTCCTTGATGATCTGGTGCATGAGGTTCAATTGCTCTGGGGAGTAGCTCTCGTTCGAATTACTCCTATATGGAAGACTGCTCGCACCGTTCGCAGTCGGGAAGGCTCTTGCTGCCGGTGGATGTGCGCCTCCACGTTTCCCTACTACTTTGCCTTTTCGCAACGCGGCTCGCTCTTTGTAGACAGCTTGCTTGGCTGCGTTGAGACTCCCCTTTCGCCCCATCCGCTCGTAGATCATCTGCCCGATCTGCGCTGAGCTTTCATTGGGATGTAATGGTACCAGTTCGCGAGCCAGACTTGTCTGCGTGACCGGCCCTGTCGCTGTCGTCGTCTGCATTAACTTTGTCCTTCCTTTTTGTTGTTCTGAGATCTTGCTCAAAGGAGACTATATGTTCCTACGTTGTCGCTGCCAAGGGTAAAAACCATCGTAGAAGTACCCGGCCTGGCAGGTTGACACCCAACTGAGATTGAGGGAAACACCCATGCCAAAACCTATTGACCGCAGCCCGACTGGTGCTACGATGTCTGGACAGTGCCGGGGAAGGAATGAAACGAAAAGCACTCACTCAAACCAATCTCGATGAACTCGCCAATGAGGGATGCGATGTGCCAGGATGCAATCATGCTCATCTCGCCACCTGCTGGATCCAGGGGCGCTGCCATCCCAATGCGGATGTCCGCCTGCGGTACAATTCCCAGACCGGCCATCTCACCGTTTACTGCGGGGAATGCGACCGGCCCGTGGCGGAAATCGAAGTCGCGGAAAAATGAATGAGACCTGACTGTGCAACGCAGCCGGGCCACAGCCACCACTCTGCACCAACTCTGGTGGCACGGGGGTTCCGCCAAAGAACCCCCGACTTTAATTTGACGGTTAGCGAAGCGGTTCGTAAGGTGGCGCGGCAATGGATATCACCAAAGTGGAGAACGCAGCGGCAATCCTCGGACGGGTTGGCGGACTGAAACGCAGCAAGCGGAAAACACTCGCAAACAGAGCTAATTCCAAGCTGCCACGGAAGCGGAAGAGCAAGGAGAAAAAATGAGAACTGAGCCTGATCCTAAACTGGTCGCGATCCGCAAGGAGATCGCTGACCTCATGTCCAAACACGATATCTGCGGCACGGTCATTCTGGCGAATCAGAACGCGATCGAGCACATGACGATGTTCGAAGCCTCCTGGTCCTGCGCCAGTATCTTCCGCGATGAGGGCGGAGTCGGGATTAAAATCAATTCGACCAACCTCCCGGCGGATACAAAGAAGAAAATAGTCGAGTCGACTCTCGGCATGATCCTCGGACAACGGGATCTACTGGTGGAGCTTCTGGATGGGTTTAACACCATCACCAAAATGCTTGAGCAGCAGGACAACCTGTCGTTCGACCATGTCAGTCGGAGGGTATGAGAGAAGTCTCGTTCGAAATACAAATCCCGACCATGACAAATGAGGTCTGGGGGACCAGGCGACCCATCCTCTGCTTCAAGGACAGTGATGAGAGTTTGGTGGCGTGGTGCCGCTGGCAGAATTGGCTCATGGCTAACCCGCTCCCGAAGCGCGACAAATGACCCGGCTTTACCAGATCCGAGGTGCTCATTTCACGGCTGGGTTTGAGGCGGACACACTGCCGATGCCCACCAATGATGGTGAGATCAGCGGGGTGGTGACTCGGACGGCACCCATCCTTACCTATATGAAGCATTGGGGATTGAGCCGGGTGCGGGAGTACTGTGTGAAGAAGAAGTGGAAACTGGAAGAGGTGGAGATGGTATGAACGTTCTGATCATCTCACTCCTCATAACTTCCGTTGTGCTGCTGTTACTGCCGAGCCGCACTTCCAGAGATAAAACCAAACCACCTCCCGAAGAGGAGGAGCAAATATGAAAATCAAAATAACATTCACTGAGGAAGTCCTCGGGACCAAAGCGGCGAACAAAGATATCTTCCAAGATTTCATTGCGAGCAAGCACCCGAGTGGCACTCCCCAGCATGATGAACTCGACAACGCGGAACACCGGGAGGAGGCTGGGACCACAATTTTCCACCGGGAAAAAGAACTGCCCGGCATCTACGATTACCAGATCAAGGGGTTCTTCAAGGATGCGTGCGGCAGTTTAAATCGGATGGACAAGGAGTATCGCGGCAACCTGGAAAAGCTCACCGCCTATAAAACCAAAATCGACGGGTGCATCTTTGTCACACCTCGATTCATTCCGTTCATCATCGCGACTGGGGTCATGGACCGAGTATTGCTAGGAATCTGTGAACGACCGCTGAAGGCGGATACCGCGCAGGGACCGAGAGTGTCGCTCTGTCGGAGTGAAACCGTTCCCGCAGGCACCAGTATCGTGTTCGACATTCAGATCCTTGCCAAGGAACTCGTCCCCTACGTGAGATTATTTCTGGACTACGGAAAATTCCGTGGACTCGGCCAGTGGCGGAATTCCGGCAAGGGCCGGTTTACATGGGAGGAGATCGTGAAGCAGTACGGCGATAGCGAAGCAGAACGTCGCTTAGTGGAGGCGTAAAGCATCGCCATGCGACTCATAGCAACGGCGCAGTAGGGCGATGTTCCGCGCAGCAGTGGCGAGGCGCGGCCCGGCGGCGCGTGTCCCGGCGGAGCACAGCAATGGCATAGTACGGCCTAGCCTGGCGCAGCAGTGCAATGGCGATGCGAAGCAGAGAGCTGCAGAGCACAGCAATGGCAAAGCGACGTCACGCAGAGCGAAGCAACGGCAAGGCTATGCAGTGCAAGGCGACGGCGAAGCAGCGCCCAGTAGTGCGCAGCAACGGCAAAGCCATGTCACGCATTGTAGAGCGAAGCGACGGCAACGCACGGCACAGCATCGCAACGGCAATGTATCGCAGAGTAGTGCGATGCGACGGCATGGCCAGGCACAGCAGAGCAAAGTAATGGCTGAGCCAAGTGACGCCACGCACCGAACAGCGACGGCATCGCCATGCGACGTGCGGCATCGCAAAGGCCAGGCAGAGCACAGTTAAGCACAGCAATGGCACTGCGTGGCAAAGCAGAGCCAGGCAACGGCATGGCGACGCCAAGCACGGCGTAGCAGCGGCATGGCATGGCAATGCCCATCCGTGCTATGCAAAGCAACGGCGCTACAGAGCTGCCCACAGCGCAGCGATGGCAAAGCTGAGTTCAGCCTTGCTGAGCAGCGCAATGGCAAAGCAAGGGTGGAGGAGTAATACTCCTCCACCTATCCTTCCGACTTATGAAGAAGAAAACGAAGGGTATACCCAGTCTGGGGATTCACAACGCCCCGATGATCATGTGCAAGGACACATCCAGCGAACGCGCCCACCGTCGCTGGCGGCTACAGTTGGAGTCAAAGGAAGACCGAATAGCGCGGCTTTTTCATGGAAGGATGAGGGAGACCTGATCGGGTCGGGTCGGGCGGACATAAGTGGCGACCGGCACGGAGCGGGACGCGCCGAACGCATTAGTGGACTGAAGGTGGAGATTGGTGCGATCGGCTTTTGGCACGACGACCCGGGCGGAGAGGTTGGTGGTGAAAATGTTGGTCAGTGGTCGTCCGTTTTGGGCGATCTTCAGGTAATAGCCGGAAGCGCCGGGAGCGGCGTGCCAGGAGGTGGTGAAGGTCCATGACGAGGGTGTGTTGATGAGGAAATGGGTATGGACAGTGGGTGGTGAGAGGATTCCGAACATGAAGGTGGTTGGTAGGCTGAGTTCGGAATCCAGCCCGAGATGATTCACGACGGCGATCTGGACGGAGTAGGTGTTGCCCTTGACCAGATTGGTCATGGTGTAGGAGTTGGTGGCGACCCGCACCACGTTGGTCAGGCGGAGATTGGTATTGATCACGTAGAGGTTGTAATAAGCGGCATCGGGATGTTTTTTCCATGTGAGAATAACCCCGTTGCCGGTCATCAGGAGGGTCAAAGCCAGGAATAAGGAATTAGTCATAGTTATTCTGTGTTGTTGTTCGGCTGCTCCCCTGCCGCTGTTGGCCTGCGGGGAGCATACGCGGCATGGAAACAGCAAAAACAGCCGCTACCGAAATTGATCATCCCACATCCTCCAGTCCCCATCCTCCATCCATCGCCACACTGCAGACCGCATCCACCTCCAGTCCACCTTCATCCTGCAGATCCATAACCTGCTTTTTCCATTCGCTGGATTGCACCTGGGCGATCTTCCCTGAAATCATCAGTCCATTCCTCCGCGCCACTTCCACCACACCCACGACCGCATCCGCGTAGTCCGGCGAGTAACGCACCCGTTCCTTCATCTCGCTTTTCGGTTCGATCGTGAATTTTTTCCCGGCCATGTCATACATCCGCGAGCAGAACTGTTGCTTGGCTTCCCGGCCGAATCCCTTCAATTGGCCTGCCTCCATCATCTCCCGGGCCGCGAACCACATTTCGCACACGAAATTATTGTAGACTTCTTTCCCTGGTCTCCCGTCATTCTGGGCGCTCGACCTCTCCGTCGCGCTCGATCCCCAGGTGGTGTAATGAATCGCTGAACTCCATTCACTGGCCATGATGGCACCGACCCCGCGCCCCGTGCCGGTCGCATCCAGCCCGAAACATTCCGGCCTTATATTCCGCCGTTTACATTCCTCAATAACCCTCCGACCAATCTGGTAATCGATGTCATGCGCCGCCGCATTCGCATCGATCTCCATGTCGACCACCTCCGTCAGCTGCAGGGCTTTCTTCCCATCCCGGATATCGCCCATCTCCGCAATCTGCAGCACGCACGCATCCCCGCCGGACGTGAAGGACGGGTCCAGGAACGCGAGCTTCATCTTCTCACTCAACCATTCGAAATGGTTGTCCGCATCGCACCGATCAAAGAGTTGCTCGTTGAAGATCGTCTTCTCGATGCCGCTGGGCGGATGCGCTCCGCGACACTGGATCCAGTACTGCAACGTCCCCAGGCGTTCCGGTTTGTTGTCCTGCATCCAGTTGTCATAGGTGTAAATATAAGGATGAGCATTCCGCTTCAGCTTGACGTTGGGACTGTCTTTCCCGTCGAACCTCAGGATCACTCCACTCGGCAAGCCCCACTCCGCCACCGACCGGCTCCTCCATTCCAGCTTGTCCTCACTAAAAGTTCCCCACCCGCCTTCGGGCGTGATCGCTCTCCCGTGCGGATCCATCCGGCTCCACGGATTGCCAATGATGATCACCGTCACGTCGAGCGCACCTTTCGCGAGGTTGGGGATGGTTTCGAAGATTGCTTCCGGTGTCCCATTGGCTTCATCGATGATCAGCAGGATGCGCTTTGCGTGCATACCTTTCAGGTTGTGGATCGCCTTCTGCGTCTCTCCCATGGCCACAGCCAGCGCAAAGACAGCGTGCTTCGCGTCACCTTTACTGGCTCGCAATTCCATCTGGCTCTCCACCATGTGGCCCAGCTCCAGATGCTTGCCGCTGACTACGTCATAAGCGTTCTTCGCATAGTGGGAGACGACGGGCCAGATACGGTGCCGGATCATTCCAACCGTCGTGCTGGTCAGGATGACAATTGAGTTGGTCGGGTCCACTCCCCACCAGGCCATGGCGAACGCTCCCGCCGAATGCGTCTTCCCTGCGCCGCCGCATCCAGTCAGCCCCACATACCGGAAGATCGTCTCACCCACCTTCTCCACATGCTCCGTGTTCGTGAATGCCTTAAGCATCCTGGCCATCCACGGATTCCACCGGTCACTCGTCGTCACCAGAACCGACTTATCCTGAGCCACAACGATGTTCTTCACGAATTCCGGCCAGGTGAACCACATCAGCCTCCTCAGTCCCTCATACCGAACATCGCCATCGGCACCAAACATGAAGTCGCTCGCAGCCTGCTCCCGCAGTCCCATCACATGACGAAGCCCAGTCCCCGGATCCACATAAGCGGTCTTCAACTTGGCTAAATCCGGCCAATGGGTGGTCATTCTGGGCTTAAATCGGCGTTAACTCTCGTTAAATCAGATTACGGACGGTTCTTGGGCTTGACAAGCGTTATCGTTAAAGCCTATTACTGTATCGTTAACGTGCTGATTCGCATGAAACGCACCGAACAGATCGACAACGACCGGGAAGTGGCACTGCCACAGTACGGTCGGGACGTGTTCACGACCGTCGGGGAATTGAAGCTCACTCCCGAACAGGAGGAGGAGAAGAGGGACAATACCCTGAAGGCTTTACGGAAAGCAGAAGTGCTGCAGGAAACCTTGAAAGCCATGGCCCGGGTCGAAGCGCGACTGGAACTGGAGTTCCGCAAAATGGTTCCACTCCAGTTCAGCATCGGACGCTGGTGCATGGACAACGGCATCCACATCTACCGCGAGGGTCTCGAGATCGTCGTGAAGAAGATCGGTGGTCCCGTCATTTTCGAACTTCCGATTCCAATCCCGTACGGGATGAGCGAGGAGGCAGAAGAATTTCTGGATGAGCAGTTAGAGAAGGTATGAATTGAACCTTCATCTACCGAATCTCGATAATGTCCCGCCCGGCGGATGGCGCTATAAAGTGCCGGAAACCGGGCAGGAGTTCGAACAAGCCAGTCTCAGCGGTCTAATAGACGATCTCACCCGGCATTATCAGGTTAACGGTTACCCGCTTCCGAACGATCTGCCCCAGAGGATTGAGGAGGCGACTTGCGCTCGCATACCGGACTATTGCGGCGGCGAACCACGTCAACAGGACTTTCCGAAACCAATGGGATGGGTCGCTGGTCTCGCGCATTCGTTCCATGTCGTCCTGCAGGGCACCCGGACACTGGCCAATTGGTGGATAGTGGACGGTCGCAAGCTCGTTCCCCCCGAACAATCCGATGCACGCGCCAAAGTCTGCGTGTCCTGTCCGATGAATCAGGAGCCGCAAGGTTGCACCAGCTGCAATATGAACTCCCTCCACGCAGCGGCGCGGCTCATCACCGGATCCAGAGCGACCAAGTACGACGCGCAGTTGAAATCATGCGCGGTCTGTTTCTGTGATCTTCGGGCCAAGGTCAAGCTGCCCCAGGACACCATCTGGCGGAATATGTCGGAAGGGCAGAGAGAGAAGCTTCCATCCTTCTGCTGGTTGATCACTGAACAGAAACCGGTCCCGCTCCGTCAGGCTATTCCACCCCCACCCAGCCCTCCGTACAAGGCGAAGCCAAAGGAAAAGGCGAAGGAAAAGGAGAAGGTGATCTCAGTTCCACGGCATAAACCCAAAGAAAAAGCACCGACTCATGACAGGCATCCACCCGACAGACGCCGGACTCGATCTTGAGACCATTTCCGAAGAGGGAAAAGCACCAGAACATCGGCTTTGTTCCGCCAAACAAGCCGAAGATATTTACTGGCTTTTGAAAGACGCGGCGACCCCGCGCAATAATCGGGCTGCTGTCATCCAGGGAATGTTCGACGGGAACGCGCCTTATAACTCACAGAAGCTCCGTCAGCGCGGCGAAGCCTGGCGTGCGAACTTCAACACGCTGGAAGGCACATCCCGCAAGGAATCTTCGAAATCGCCCTACTACGATCTGTTCTCTTCCGCGCCCATGTATGCCGATTGCGAGACGGATGTAAGCACGGACACAATCCCCGGAGCGGAAGCATCGCGAATCCGATCGGAGAAATTTGATCGTCTCCTCAAAAGTTACCCGAGTTTTCATGCTGCCATCTGGCAGATGCTCGACGGGTTCATTGGTTTCGGGAAAGGCTATCTCTGGTGGCCGCGCCACGACTCCTGGCATTTCGAATGTGTCCCATGGCAGAAAGTCATGTTTCCAGATGGCACCGGCATCGACCCCGACAAATGGGAGATCTTCGCCATCGAACATATCTGGCCTGTTCATAAACTCTGGGAATTTGTCCGCAACCAGAAGGCGGCGAAAGCCGGTGGTTGGAACAAGGAGCAGGTGATCAAGGCGATTCGGGCGGCTGTCCCGAAGGATCTCGCTGATCCAGAGGAACCACTCCAGCTCCAGCAGGCGATGAAGAACGCCGAACTCTACACCTCGATGGCGAGCCGCACCGTCCAGGCAGCATCAATCTATGTGCGGGAGTTCAATGGCACCTGGTCCCGCATGATGGTCACGACGGAATCGCGCACGCACAACCCGTCCGCCGGGAACCGGCCCATGACCCCGGTCGAAGCTTCCCAATATCAAGCCGGTAAAGCCGGGACGGAGAAAAGGTCGAAGCTGAATGACGATGACTGGCTCTATTACAAGCAGGGTGTCGGCAAGAATCTTTTCGAAGTCATCTGCCCGTTCATTTACGAGGCAGAAGACGGCTCCATCAATTCCCTCGGCGGCATCGGCAAACGGATCATCTCCGTGATGCAGGTTAAAGACCGGATGCGTTGCGCTCAGGTCGACAACGTCTTCATGGGCACCCAGATCATTCTCCAGTCCCAGACCGCTGCCGCCCACGCCAAACAGGGCATTGTCCAGATGGGCAGCGGCACAGTCATCCTGCCACCCGGGTATGCCGTCCAGCAGGCAGGCATCATCGGTGATGTCGAGCGCACCATGGCCGTCAACAACGACCTGGACCGGATGCTCGATGTCAACACCGGCACTTACCGTCCGCAATTTGAGAAACCCTCAGGCAACCCGGAAAGCGCCACGGCCGCGAATATCCGATTCAGTCAAGCCACTGTCCTCTCCAATTCCGCCGTCATGCGGTTCTACGTGCAGGCGGACAAATTTTACGATGAATGTTATCGAAGAGCTACGTTGGATCTCCCGTCATTGGACGATCCCGCCATTAAGGAGGCGCTCGAATTCCAAAAAGCGTGCAAGGAAGAGGGTCTCTCGGAAAAACAGATCAAAGACCGCAAGCCAGGTTTGATCCGCGCCATGCGTGCGATCGGCAATGGCAGTCCGGTCATGCGCCAGCAAACCGCTTCCGCTCTCTCCCAGCTGGTCCCGTTCCTCGGGCCGCGAGGTCTCGATCAATGGAAGGAGATGTTCGCCTCCGCTTTCGCCGGTCAGCAGGGTGTCACCCGGTTGCTGCCAAAGGAGGATCGCAATCAGGTGCCGACTCGCGACGATTACGATGCGGTCGGTGAGAATGCCGACTTCCAGACCGGCGGTCAGGTCATGTTCGCGGAATGGCAGGATCACGAAGCGCACGCCAAGACCCATCTCTCCGCCGGGGTGGGTGCTATCCAGGCTGTCCTGCAGGGCGGAGCCGACCCGGCCATGCCCTTCGCCTTCATGCAATCGATGATGCCGCATGTCGGCCAGCACATCCAAAAGATCTCACGGAAGAATGTCCGCGACGAACTGGCAGCAGCCTATCAGCAACTCGCGCAGGGCTTCAAACAGATCGAACAAGCCGCGATGGAGAAGATGAAGCAGGCGCAGCAACAGCAGCAACCTCCGAACGAACTGCAGATAAAAGCCGCTCAAATGCAGGCCGAGATGCAGATGCGACAGCAGGAATCCCAGATGACCTGGCAGTTGAAGCAGAAGGAATCGCAGATGGAACAACAGCTCGCGGAGAAACAGTTCCAGCAGGAAGCCGCGCTCGAAAAACAGAAAGTCGATCGCCAGACGCAGATCGAGCAGGAGAAGGCGCGAGCGCAGATCATGACTCAGGCGCGAACAGCGGAGGCGGGTGTCCAGATCGATCAACGCAAAGCGGAAGCCGATATCCGCATCGAGCAGCAGAAGGCGACCGCTCAAGCACGCATCGAGCAGCAGAAAGCCGACGCGCAGACCAGAATTGCGGAGCAGAAAGCACGACAACAACCAGTAGGTGCCAAATGAAAGTCGATTTCGAGAGACTGCACCAGAGCATCTGGTCAAACGGTGGATGCGACAACTTTCCGCCGGACAAATGGCGCATCACGGCTTTCGAGACGAGCAATGGTGAGACCGGTATTCCGTGGGACAGGATCACTTTCGAGTTACGGAGTAAGGATGAAGACCCTGACTTTGCGGCGACGTGAGTTTTTCGATCCAGCACATCCAAACCAAAACAAACACTTATGATCAACAGCCTTATTTATCTCATCATCATCGGGTTCATCCTCGGCCTGCTCTTCTGGCTGATCGACTGGCTGGGTGTACCAGCTCCGATCAACAAAGTCCTGAAAGCGGTCGTGATCCTGGTGGGGGTGATCATGCTGATCAATTTCCTGCTCCAGCTCACCGGTCAACCCGGATTCATCAGATTCCATCAATAATATGAAGAAACCATTATTCATTCTCATCTGCGCCCTCGCCGCAACTGGTTGCGCGACCAACAAGTGCGCCAAACGCGTCACTCACCTTGAAGATCCCGGCCCACCCGTGGTGTTCACCTGGACCGGCACGACCACGAACCAACCACCTACAGGCACCGGTCCTCACGGTGATTACGTCGATGTGATCCTGTGCAAAGATGAATTGGTCGTGACCAACCGGGTAGAGAACATCGGCGCAGTCGTCCTTCGCAAAGTGGTGAAGGAGGAGCCGTACTCCAAGACTGTCCGCTCGAAAACGGACGACTGGCGGATCGAGCGCATTCCGGCCAAGGAAGGAACCGAATGTATGCCACCCACCATTCCCGGCGGTCCCATCTACCTCTGCCTGACCAAGGAGGAACCCGTCATCGGCACGCGCCGGGTCGTGGGCGAAACCGTGCGCCTGCACCGGGTGCCAAAATGGGAGGAACGCACCATCACCGGCACACTCCGCAGCGAACATGTCGAGGTCATAAAACTTGCCGACTGCCCAACCAACACCCCACCAAGGCTCCAATAATGACCGTCGACCAACTCATCTCTGAACTCCTCCTGCGCGAAGATAAACGCGGGGAAATCAAAGTCCTGCTCATGGATGGCGCGACGGTCGGAATCAAGGATCTCGTTGATTCCAAAGATCCAAGCACCGTCGACGATTTCTATAAGGATCCACCACCCGGTCTCCACAGCGTCACCCTCATCCGACTGGAGGAATGAAAGCGGAGTCGGTGATCAGTCGCGAGATGGCGAATATCCCTCCCGTGGATATGCGGGAGGGTCCAGGCAAGGGGGACCGGCCGCGCCGGGTCAACCTGCGAGAGTTTGCGCGTAACTATGACCGAATCTTTAGAACCAAAACAAAGGCGAAACCGACCCAAGAAACCAGCATGGTCTTATAACGGTCTGGATCTCGACAGGTGGAAGTCGGATGGCGAGCGGGTGCGCTGGGCGCAAAGCAATCCAATGTTCCGGGATGCGCTCACGGTGGTGATCAATGAACGCAAGCAGGCGCTCTCGATGCCGCAGGGGACAACCGAGAACTATCAACTGGGGTTGGTGCGCGGTTATGAAATCGCAGTGAGTGTGCTTTTGGGAATGCAGGGAGGACAGTCAACCATACCGGGTCCAATAGGCGAACCGGAGTATCCATCGGAGTAATTTATGGCAGAAGAATCAGCACCAGCGGCAGCGCCGCCAGTCTCATCCTCAACTTTCCAGCAAGCCGCCGCAGCTGCGATCGCGACCGCACGGTCACCTCTGGAAGTGTCGAACGAACAGTTCCGCCAGCAACAGGCAGCGAAGGAAAAGCCGCAGGCGGATATCACCCGTCAGAACATGGACGTGGATGCGCTAACCAGGGCGCGTCAGGCGGATCAACAGCAGGGCAATGAGCGGATGCAACCGCCCAAAGAGAAAGCGCCCGAACCACCGGAATCCGACGAACCTCTCTCCATCGAAGCCGAACCCTGGAGGAAAAAGGTCAAGCCAGAGGTGGCTCGTTCCGAAGACTGGAAGAAGGTCCATGCGCGTGCGGATGACTGGCAGAAGAAAGCCGAGACCTACCAGCGGGAACTGGAGACGCTAAAAAAAGGCGGCGCACCAGCTAATATTGCAGACCATCCTGAATACAAACAGCTCAAGGCCAAACACGACGAATATTACGATTATATCAAACAGGTATCGGTGGAACGCGATCCTGAGTTCCGCAATAAGTTCGATGCCAAACGGGAGGCGATCATCAAGCAGGCCAAGTTCGCGGCTGGGGGTGCGTTCGATAAGATTGAGAAGTTACTCACATTGCCGCCCTCTGATTACCGGGATGAAGCGATCGAGAAGGCGATCAGCGATTTCAATCCGTCCACCCAGGCGCGATTGCGCGGTCAACTCATTGTTCTGTCCCAGGTCGATGCCGAGCGGGAAGCGGAACTCGCCTCCCGCAAAGCCACCTGGGAAGCCAAAAATCAGAATGAACAATTCCTCCAGCAGAGCGCGAGACAGGAACGCGAGGCACAACTCAACAACGCGCTGACCAGCCGGATCAAGGACTGGATGGATCCAGAGGACGGAATGCCGTTCCTGCAGTTAAAGGAGGGTGACGAGAAATGGAACCGGCAGGTGGAGAAACGGATCAACCTCGCCAAGAGCATCTTCAATGGCGAATCCAACCCGTCGACCTTATCCACAGCGGCACTGAAAGCCGCGAGCTTCGATGCCGCGCTGACCATGGCCCTGGAAGCCACTCAGGAAGTGCAGCGACTCAATGAGGCAATCGCACAACTGCGCGGAGTCCAGCCCGGGGGAGATGGTCTGGCCGCGAGCATCATGCGTTCCGGCGTGAACGATATGATGAATGCCTCCACGACCGACCGGGCTTACGTGAACCATTTTTCGGAGGCATTGGAAGCAGCACGTCGCGCTGATCATGCTGGTGGTGGAAGATGATCCTCCCGGTCCTGAATGTCTGCGCCAAGGACGAGCAACTGGCGCTCTCCAACCTGAAGGTGTGCCGGAAGCTGGACGGCAACCAGGATGCCGATCTTCTCATCGTGCATCCAACCGGCTTTGATGTGTCGAAGGTGGCGGATCTGGCGAAGGGGGCATTCGCACGCATTCAGGTGGAATGCTACCCGGAGTGGCGCGGTGATCAGGCATGGCCCAAACCACAGAACTGGGCATGGCAACGGGTTGCTCGACTGGTGGCGAAGGAATTCAGCGAAAGCAAATACTACTCAGGCTGGCTCTGGTGGGAAGCGGATGCGGTGCCGTGCCGCAAAGGATGGCTCAAGGCGCTCTCCAACCAGTTCGCCATGCCACCACGGGCACCGTTCGGTGGTGTGGCCTGCGAGATCAACGGTGATCAATACATGAACGGGGTTGGCATCTATCCGATGGATGTCATCCCGCCCCTGGCGAATTGCTCCTCGCTCTACGCTTTGAATGTTCCCTTCGACATGGCGGCAGGAGTCGACGTGATGCGAGCGTTCAAATCGATGGAGCCACTCATGCAGCATACTCGGAAAGATCAAGGTGGAGGGACTGGTCGGGTCTTCACAGAGATCCCGGCCAATGCCGCCTTTGTCCATGGATGCACGGACGGAAGTCTGCAGGCGATAATTCTGGAGACAAAAGTAAGCGCCGAGAAGGTGACGGTCCACCAGAGCAAAGGAAAGTAACTATGGATAAGATATATCGCATCAAATCAACGACCGGCGGATTGTCAGTCTGCCTCTACCAGATCACCGCCATTCGTTACACCACGGACACTGATCATCTGAATGTCGAGATCATCACGGATGCCGCCATTCTTGACGCACTGATGACCCCGGAAGAACTGGAGGCACTCCAGTTAGCGTGGAATGCCGCGCTCTAAAGCTTGACAGCTATTTCAGGTTTTACTACGGTCACATCGTCGGGTCAGTGTTGATCCGGCACCTGACCTTGGCCGGTCGCGTTCCCACGCACAAAGCCGCTCTTTGGGTCGCGCTTCACGCGCAATAGCTTCTTTCTGACCCACGAAGCACCAAACCGCAGAGGCAAGACGTTGCTGCGCGTGTGCTGCTTTGCCTTCCCCTGCATCACCTTAATCTTTTCCAGAAAGAAGAAACCTTATGGCATGTGATGCCGTAACCGCTTTTCTAACCGCTGAGACAGGGCGCTATATGCCAGTCCTAGACCGGCGCGTCTTCCCGAAGAGCATCTTAATGAACCTCGCCAAACGTGGCGAATGGCTACCCGCAATGGGTGTCGTCATCAACACTCTCGTCTACGAGAGATCAGCCCCCACCGAAGCAGAACCGTCCTGGACTGCAATTAACTCCATCCCAGACGGTATCGAAGGTGGATCCTGCTTACCTGCCACCACTAAGATCAGCGTGGCGAGTACCGCACGGTCCTTCAACCTGGCTCGCCGGGTTCTGGAAGGGCCGGACGTTTGCAATATCGACACCATGCCGGTGTTCGATCTGCAGAACCAGCTAGCTTCGACCTTCGGTATTCTCGGTGATTACTGCCGCATAGAGTGGGAGATCCGCTATCGGCACGAATACTTCCGGCTCTGCCAAACCAAGGTGGTCTGCGATGCGACTTACACCACCACCACGACGATGGCTACGACCTATCCGGCCGTCGCCGCCACCAAACCGCTCAACCTGAAAATCCTCCGCAAGCTCTCCATTGATCTAATGCGGGATGGTGCAGGTGCGGAGGCATTGATTCGCAGCAACGGTGAACCGCTGGTGACCGTCCTGGTCTCGTCAGAGACAGCCGGGAATATCATCCGCGCTAATGACGCGCTGCGGAATGACATCCGCTGGGGTTCACCCAATATCCTGCTCACCACGTTCGGTGTCACGGAACGGCTCCAGAATATTGTTTTTCTGGTGGATACGTTTCCGCGCCGCTTCACGTTCAGCGCAGGATATGTCGAGGTGCCTGCCTTCACCCTCGCTCCCGCCACCCGTGGTCAGAAAGCGGTCGTCGCGGACGCATGGAAGGTTGCCACCTACGAGGAATCCACCATTCAGGATCCCAACGTGGTCACTTACCTGATCCCGTCTCCGCCGGTTGCACCGCATCCAAACTTCCGTTTCGACCCGGTGAACTTCACCGGGGCCGTCACGCTGAAGAACATCATCGACCGGACCTGTAACCCGGACGGAAACCTCATCTACCACCGTATGCACATGGGTGCGGCTTCCATGCCGGAACAGCCCGAGCGCGGAGTAGCGATCGTGCATCTGCGTTGCGACCCAGAGGGTGAAGTGACCGCCTGCGCGTCCTAACATTTATTAGAAAGAACTAAGTTATGCCCTCTACAATTCATGGAACACCGAGTCGGTCAGGTGTGTATGTGAACACCACCGACGCGACTGTCACTACGGCAGCTTCGTTTCAAACCAGTCCCGGCAAAGCCTATGGTGTCACAGCCAAGGTGGTTGCCATGGAAATAGACGAATCCGCCTTTTACATCGCTCAAGCGCATTTCCGCACAACTCCCGCTGGTGTCCTTTCGATCGTCGGCGCGGTTAACGCGGCCGTGGTCATTGAAGGCACGGCAGCTTGGGCAGCAGATATTGATGCAAGCGGCACGGACATTCGCGTGCGAGTGACCGGCGCGGCCGCGACCAACATCACCTGGCTCGTTGATCTGGAGGTAATCGAATGCGGCAAGTATTACCCGAACCAGGGATTGGTCAGTTAATTAGTCGCTGGACAGGTCAGGTTACGCCTTCCTGACCGTCCTTCCTTGGAGCAGGCCAGTGCATCCCCTGTCTGGCCTGCTTCTTCCCAATCGGGGGAGTAACTATGTGGACGCGACTTATGTTGATCCTGCTGATGCTCCTTTTCGCCGGGTGCGCGTGTCACGTAGAGCAGCATAATTCAATTTCCATCCAGCGGAATGTTCCACCACTTCTGGAGCGAGGAGGTTCCCCATGAGTTTATTGCCGTCCGCCAATACCTGCTGCCAGTCCTGCGGCGGCATGATCCTCACCTGTGACTCAATTGCCCCGCCGTCGTCATCTTCCGAGTCGTCTACGGGAGTCCACACCCTGGCGGAGATGCGGGAACTGGTGTCAGACCCAGTTCGAAAGATTGTCATCATCGGCAATCCCGAAGCGCCGGGCATCGGGATGATCTACACCGCAATTTTCGGAGCAGCAGAACTGGAATCAGGATACGACATCATTGTCCCCAACGACGCGGCGTGCCGCTACTTCAGAAGGTTCTAATCATGCAAGCTCGCTTTTTGAAATCTATTGCCATCGCGGTTCCACTGCTCCTCCTGTGCCTCGGTGCGCTGACTGTTCCCCCGGAAATCTTCCAGCGGAATTATAATACTATTTTCGACTTAGTAAACAGCCGCACCACAGCCAGCATCCACAAGACCATCTTTGTCCTGGGCTACTATGCCCCGAACGATGGCGGCGGCGGGTGGTTCACGCTCACCAATACAACAGCCAATACGAATATTGGCACTCGGTTCTACTCTGGTAATTCCGGCCTGAGCTGGGAACGGCTTCAGGCACCAACGGTCAATGTGAAGGCGTGGGGAATTCGTGGGGATGGAGTTACGGATGAATCCGCCAGGTGGCAGACGATGGCGAACTATATCAATTCCCTCCCGAACGGCACCACATTGGTGGTCCCGCAAGGGGATTATCTCGCCTCGGGAATCGTATTCACTCAGCGGAACCTGAGCATCACGGGTGTCGGGATGCCACGGATCAAGCCGATCTTAGCACATAATGCAAATCAATTCGCCTTCATGGCCCCAGTGGTGGGAAGGATCGAAGGGGTGCTTTTCGATGGACGCCAGAATGAGTACGCCACCACCAATGAATGGTTGATCACACTCCACATCGCGAGTGAAAACGTGATCATCGAGAATTGTATCTTCACCAACTGGAATCGGTCTGCAGTCATGGCGAACTTTTTTGCCACCAACGAATTCCTGCATGTCCGTAACTGTGAGTTCTGGAATGGACGGGCATACGGAATCCAGGGCGCAGACAACAATCTCGCTCGCCTTACCTCGTTCGCGGTGACTCTTAACAATGGTGGAACCGTTGACACACTCAGCACTGCTTTCGTTGAGAAAAACCTGTTCCAGCAAACCCAGGTTGCCGCGCCTGATATGAAGTTTCCTGCCGCCTTCATTGCCAGTGGTCACATCCTCCCGGTGGCACGCGGGTCAAGGGTGAGGGCGATCTTTAATGACAACAAGGTTATCAACCTGGTCGGCCCTGTTGGATATGATTCAGTGACTCAAATAGAGTTCAAAAACAATTACATCTCCAATTACACCTACGCCGCGATTGTATCTGAAAACGCGGATAACTCGGTGATTGATAACAACGTGGTCTATATGTCCACGCACGCGATGGCGGATATTTCTGGTGGGACCGGAGCGGGGATTTTCGTTGCTCCAGAAATCAGAGGTGACACGGACTGGGCTAAAAGCATCAAGGTAACGAACAATCGAATCTATGGGAACGGGGACACACGCGACACGATTGGGATTTGGGTTCAGGGCTACAATGCCACAGACCGTCTGGCGGAGGATATTCTAGTGGAGGGTAACCGGGTGGAATATGTCCGCACGGCAATTAAATTCCTCTATACTGGGCGGGATATCGTTTCGCGGAACAATGTCATCATTGCCACAAACACGACCACCACGGGCGCAATCGATATTCAGAATGCGATGGGCACTGTCACCGTGGATAGCGACACGATTTATGCCACCAACACCCATGCCATTTATATGTTCAGTGGGGTCGCGAATGGTTCACTGCGGTTGATCTCTCCCCAAATCTGGACGAGCGGTTCATCCTACTGTCTGGCGGTTGGTGGTATGTCGAATCTGGTGGTGAACGGTGGGAGTTTCTACAACAGCAGCGGAACGGCTCCGATACTTGTTAGTTCTGGGGTGCATTCGTTCCACTTGAGTCCAGACACGATATTGAGCGGCTTGCCGATTATCACTTCCACCACGACTAATATCTCTGGCCGGATCGTGATCCCCAGTTCGCCGGAAGGCACTTATCGCGGGATCAAGGGCGCGAAGGCATTCGTTAACAGCACTGTCGCCGGGGTCAATCCCGAATGGGTAAAGACCACGGACTCCACCGTGAATACTGGCTGGATTCAGGTAGCGAGCAGCGGCAGCGGCGTTACCTCTGTGGCCGGAACAGCCAATGAGATCGAGGTAAGTCCGAGCACTGGTAATGTGATTGTGGGGCTTCCCAACACTCCGATCATCACCACCTCACTGGGAATTGGAGGTGTTCCAGGAGGCAACATTCCTTTATACGTGTTTGGCACGAACGACGCTCTACGCCAGGCGCGGTTTTTTCTGGCTGGGCCGGGTGCGTCCTCTGTCGGGCAGATTTACCTGCTGAACGATACGAGTGATTCTGTTGGGATGGAGATTTTCGGCAGTACTCACGTTCCATTCGCACGCCAAACCAGATTTACCGCCTCCAGTACGATGCGCTTCTACTCTGGTGGGGTGGAACGTCTGCAACTTAACACGACCGGTGGAACCCTCACCGGCAACCTGCTCGTCAACGATGAGGCTTACGGCGCTCCGTGGGACACAAGCCTGGCTGTGCCAACCAAGAACGCGACCTACGATAAGATCGAGGCGCTCACCACCGCGCTCAACGCCAGCATCGCCACCAAACTCGACAAGACTGGACTGCCAATGATGTGGTTCGCGGCCAGTGACGAGACGACTCCGCTGACCGCAGGCATCAAGCTTGTGATTCGCGCACCCCGCGCATTCACGATCACCGGCATTAGAGGTGGTCTGACGACGGCCAGTACTGCGCCCGGTGATAGCTCTGTGATAGTCAATCTACTTCATGGCGCTGCGACCGACGTTATCCGGTTTGATGCCACCGAGAAAACCACACTCACTGCCGCCATCGCGCCGTCGAATCTTGTACCCGCTGTAACCGATGATCAGGAGTTCACTGTGAATATCACCACACCAGGAACGGGTGCCACCGGCTTGAAGCTGATCGTCTACGGAACGCCGCCGTGAAGAATTTACTCCTGATCCTGATTTTTGCGCTCAGTGCCAATGCACAGGTGCCGTTTGTTAATTTCTTCGGGACTACCACCCCCAGTGGTTGCACAGGCGCGGATATCACGTTTGTGGCAGCTGGAACGGCAGCGAGTGGAACTAGCACTTGCACTCCGACGTATCCAGCGGGGCTGGTGAGCGGGGACAAGATTCTGATCGCCGTGGCGGCACACAATGCGGACGTGGTTTCCATTCCTGGATTTAGTTATCTCTATGGAGGTGGGGCTACCAGTGGTGCGGAAGGGGAAAACTCAGGCACGGGAAAGATCGAGGTTTGGGAAAAGAACAGCAACGGGACTGAAACGGGTACGGTGACCGTGACAGTAAGCGGAGCCAACACTGTGACGGCGCAAATGGTGGCTTACCGTTCGGTGACCGGGACTTTCGATAGGGACGAGACCAGTGGGTCAGAGGCAGCGGCTGGAACGAGTTGGAGTGTTACCGGAATCGAGGTTCTGCCAGTAGAGGCGTGTGATTGGGTGATGGCGGCAACTGGTTTTAACGGTGCGGATGGAACACCGCAGCATACCGTTTCCACACTGACCGAGACTGGAGTGACGTTCACCGGCTCGACTGAGCGATATGATGCGGGGACCACGCTGGGAAACAACGCGCATTTGATTATCGCGGATTTTGTGGCGACGGCTGGGAGTGGATCAGCAGCGCCGGGATACACTTTTACAACGGCAAGTTCAGGCGCGACCTGGCCGGTTGGTGGAACAGTGTTTGTGCGGTTGAGGCCGGGAGCGCCCACTGTGTTCACGGATGATTTCACACGGTTTGTAACCTCGACCGACATAGACACTGATGCGCTCTGGGAACGTGTCAGGAGTGACATGGAAGGTATCTCTGGTGCGGTCGAGTCAAACGGCCCCACCACTGTCACAGCCGCCAGGTATGTCGGCACACCAGCTCTCGCTGCGAATCAGTACGCCGAAATCACATTTAAGACGCTTGCCTCGGCTGGCTTCATTGGTCCGGCAGTGCGGTTCCAGCCTGGAGCAGCAGCCAGTTGGTATGGCTGCTATGCGGATCAATCCACCCTTTACGTTGGTCAGGTCGTTGGGAGCACCTGGTCCGATGTGACCTCGGTCTCGAAATCCTACGTCGCAGGAAACAAGCTGCGAATAGAAGCCACCGGAGCAGGCACCGCCACGCGCCTAACAGTCAAAGAGAACACTGGCTCAGGGTGGGTGAATGTCTTCACAGACCTGAATCCATCCAGTGATCTCGATGGCGGCACGCCTGGCATAAACGGGTACGACGCTGGCACTGGCATCACAGCCGCCGAAGATTGGAAGGCAGGCAACCTGTAACAACCCATAATTTATGCCTACACAAGTTTGCGTAATTCCGGTTCCTGGACCCAAAGGCAATGATGGCGCTGCTGGTCTTCCCGGCGAGGATGGGGTCAATGGGTTTACGGTTACGACCGCAGGCTTCACGATGCCGAACCTTGGACTCACCACGACTGTCACAGTCGAGAACAATGAGTGGGTCGGGATCGGCCAGGTCATCTACATCCAGGTGGGTGGCGCGAAAGGGACGTTCGAAGTCATCAGCAAGACATCCGCTCCCAGTCCAACCCTGGAAATCAAAAATCTCAATGATGGCACGTTCTATATAGAGAACAGCCCATTCGGCACTTCCTTCGCCGTGGGAGCAAATGTTAGTCCGTCAGGACGGCAGGGTCCGTCCGGTGCATCAGTGTCTGGTGCTCCTGCTGCCGCTCCCTATATCACCCAGACGCCGGTCGCTGGACTCACCAGCGAGGTGGCGCTCTCTACTCTCGCCACCGGTTTAATGAAAGTGACGACCGGCACCGGCGGTCTCAGCACTGCCGTAGATGACTCGGATTATCTCTCCCCGTCCACCGGTCTGAGACCAGCCAGTATCGGTGTCAGCGTCCAGGCTTTCGACGCTGGGTTGCAGTCGCTCTCCGCCTTCCCAACGGTCGCAGATCGGTACGTCTATAGCACAGGTGCCAACGTGTGGGTGGAGGCAGAAATTACTCCATTCTCACGCGCCATGCTGGCGGAGCACAGCGGCTCTGACTGGCGGACGAATCTAGGAGTCAACGCAGGTTATGGTCTTCTGGGCACTGCCACGATCAACCTCAGTGTCGCCGCCAACGATACGTCTCTCACGATTCAGGGGGCGCAGTATCTGATCGACAAAGTGACACTGGAGAATCCTAGCGTTCCCTTCGCGACCGCGAGCCTCGGTCTCTTCTCCCTCCCTGGTGGTGGTGGTACGACCCTCTGCGCGACTCAGACGCTCACTGCTCTCACCGCACCCGAGAAGATCATGCACATGGCCAAGCAGCCGGTGGTCGATACTGACAGGCGCACGGAGACACAACTCTACGCACGCACCGGAGTGGCGCAGGCGATGACTGTCATCATGAGAATTTACGGATGGCGATACACATAACCCATGGCAGTCCCCGTCATAACTTCTCAACCGCAAAGCACCAGTCGCCTGGCGCAGTCCTCTGTGACGTTCAGTGTCAGCGCGACGAGTGACAACGGGGTGGTGAGCTATCAATGGAGGAAAGCTGGTGCTCCCATCTCAGGCGCGACGAGCAGCACCTATACCATTCCATTCATCGTGGCTGGGGATGCCGCGAATTACACCGTCACCGTCACCAATCTGGACGGCCCTACCCTGAGTTCGGTCGCGACCCTGACAGTCATTCCTCTCGGCGCAAGTTCGCCTGCCGGGGTCGGGTCAGGATTGCGCGGTATCCGGCGGAAAACCCGCGAGTACGATTGGGACAACTGGTGGTGGGACACGCTATGAGCCTTCGTGCTACCCATGACAAGTATGCAGGCTTCCAGGCGATCGCCACCGGGGTCGATAGTGGACGTTCTCCCGCACTGCTCGACAGTGCTCAGCTCGTCTGGCTCGTCAACGGCCGGACTCGCGGCGGCTTTGTCGGTCCACGGCCCGGGATGCGCGAGCGCGAATTGAGTTTCCTCAACAAGGATTTTGAAGTGGATGCGGAGGTGGAGGCGAACTTCAAGTTCAACGGACGCTTTCAGGGAGCGCATTCCTACATCTATGACAATGGGACGGGTGCGATTGTCGCGAGCATCGGCGGTCGCCTCTTCAAGATCAGCCTCGATAAGTTCGAAGTGCAGGATTTGACCTCAGTGGATCCAACACTGGAGGACAAGTTACTCAATCATCCTGACATGCCGAAGTCCTACTGGGTGCAGGCGGAGAACTTTTTGGTGCATCAAAATAAATCGGATCTGCCGCTGATATTCGATGGTTCCATCCTGCGCCGGTCCAACTCCTACACTCTCGGTGGTGATGAATTACCGGGCGGCAGTGTGATGACTTACAACAACGGGCGGATCTGGCTCGCGAATGTCGATGGCACCGCGTTTATCGGCGGAGACCAGGTCTATTCGGACGGCACCCGCGCCGCCGTGCTGAAGGTGACCGAGAATCAGTATTTGACCGGTGGCGGAGCGTTCACTAATCGCGGTGCGTTCAGCAGACCGGAGGGCATTGGTCCGATCTCTAGCATGACCAGCATCGCGGTTCAGGATACTGCCACTGGTCATGGCACTCTGCAGGTGTTCGGCCCACGGGGTGCATTCTCAGTCGCTTCGCAGATTCCACGCGAAGCCTGGCAGACCACCACGCATCCGATTCAGAGTGTCAGTCTTCTCTCCGCCGGGGCGACCTCGCCGGATGCCACCGTGCTGGTAAATGGAGACGCATGGTTTCGCGCACTGGACGGCATCCGCAGTTATCAGGTGGCGCAACGGGATCATGGCACCTGGGTGAACACGGCGGTCTCTCGGGAGGTCGACCGAACACTCGCTTTTGATGACACCATGCTTCTGGAATTCGCGTCGGGCGCGCTCTTCGATAACCGGCTCCTGATGACGACTGCTCCCTTCCAAAAGCTGGATCTGGAGAGTGGCAAGATTCGTGGGATTGTGCATCGCGGTCTGGTCTCCCTGGACTTCATGCCGATCTCCCAGATGTTTAACCGCACTCCGCCGGTCTGGGACGGATTGTGGACCGGCCTGGATATTCTCCAGATTCTCACGGTCGACATGCCGTTCGAAAGCCGGTGCTTCGTCTTCGCGCTCAATCCCGATGATCTCTCCATTGAACTGTGGGAGGTCACGCGCACGGAACGGTTCGATGCCGCGCCGCTCGATAACAGGATTGAATGGGTGGTGGAAACTCCACTCTATGGTTTTGAAACCGGCGGATGGAATAAGAGGAAGCTGGGCTACGCGGATCTCTGGGTCAACCGCATCGCGGGAACGGTCGACATTGTGGTCAAGTACCGGTGCGACAGTGATCCGATCTGGCGACTCTGGAAAGCATTCACGGTCTGCTCGCTCTATAACAACTGCGAGTTCAACAGTTGTAATATCCCGGCGCAATTCCTGGAGCAGTACCGCACCCGGATTCGTCTTCCATCGCCGGACGGTGAATGCACAGTGATCACGGACAGCACCACGGATTACGGGTACCGCTTCGCCGTCCGACTCGAGATCACCGGTCATTGCGAGATCGGTCAGTTCCGATTGGTCGCTCGCGATCTGCCGGAAGAAGTAACCGGCGCGTGTCCCACGCAAGCCTGCACTTCAGTCGGACTGGTGGATGACTGTGTCGTGGATGATTTCAGTTACGTGATCTCGCGAAACCCGCTCACGCCAACCCCATTAAGCGAAAGCGCCTGATATGCCTGACCTACCCGTCATACCACCGACCCTGCCAGATGGTTTCTGTCCGGCCAATTATCAGGAACTGATCAACGAAGGTGTCGGCAAGGCTCGCGTGCCGATCGACAGCACCGGTTGGAGCACAATCATGATTCAGTCCGGGACTCCCACTTCCACTCAACGTGGCTATGGATGGTTCAACCCTGATCATGGTCGTTTTTATACGTGGAACGCAACGGTCGGAGCGTGGGTGGCAAAGCATCCCATCGCCGCGCACGAACCTGTTCGCTGGTTCTGGACTGGCACCCTGACCAACCTTGAGACGCTGGACGGTGGCGCGTCTGGCGCAGTGGGCGATGCCGCCGGGCCAATGTGGACGGAAGACACCACCATGGCCGGTCGTGTGGCAATTGGTTACGGGGCGCTTCCCAGTGGCGACACTCTCGTCATCGGTGCGACTGGAGGAGAAGACAAACATGTCCAAACCGTGGGTGAACTAGCCGCGCACATGCATCTGATCAACAATCTGGACACCACTCCGAACGGCGCTGCCGCAGGCGAGGGTCAGGGAGCTGGTATCGTCTTTCCCCGCAGCTCAACCAGTACCAACATCGCCGGGGAGTCAGATCCATTCAACGTCCTTAATCCATATAAAGCTGGTATCTGGATCAAGCGCAGCGGTAGGGTCTATTATAAGGGGGCTTAACAATGAGATCACTAACCCTATTAGCCTCTCGTCCCACCCTCGCCAGGGTGCTGGAAGTCTGCGCGAGCAGTCCGCAGATCCCCATCTACGCGAATGAAGCGCAGGAGAGATTGCTCAATCGTCCCGGCGATCCCGTTGGCTCATGGATGCGGTATGCGGTCTGCGCAGGGTCCAGCGACTGTTTGGTGTGGCCGCGCCAGATCCGGCATATCAAATCGTTCTGGGTCTGCAGGCAACCTGGGATCGTCCGGCCGGAATGGTTCGAAGCCATCGGCTGGGGTGAAGGTGGACAGGGTAAACTAGATTCCGAGTCCTACGCCGGTTATCAGCTGATCGATCGCGGCACAACCTGCTGCTTTGAGAATGTCTTCTCAAGTACCGCCGAACCGCGCAAGATCCAGGCGGTCGCCAGTGACCCATCGGACAACGGGAAAACGATTCACCTTCGTTACATCGATGAGTTCAGTCAGAGGAGATATTCTCCCGTTCCGCTCTTGCTGCCTGCCACGGTGGGCGAAGGTGAAACCCTCACTCTTTCCACGACCGGCGTATTGACCACCAGGAACGTGGCGACCAACGGTCTTTATCACGTCGTCAAAGCCAACACCAATTATCCCGTCCGACTCTACTCTTATGATGTTAACAGTGCTGCTCAGGTTGCTCTGCTTGCCATTTATGAACCGAGCGAAACGCATCCGATCTATCGGTCGACCTTCCTGCCAGGATTCACGCGGATGCCGGACTGCCATAACTCAACGGGCGATCCCTGCGAGGATAAAAAGGTCATCGAGATTCTAGCCAAACTGCAGCATGTGCCGGTCGTCAATGACAACGATCCGTTCGTGATCGGGAACATCGCCGCACTCAAATTGATGTGTAAAGGAATCCTGATGGAGGAACGCCATGAGATCGATGCGGCGGAATATTATTTCAAGAGCGCAGAGAGGGAATTGGACGGGGAAATCGCGAGCTATCTCGGGGACGGGATGGTGATGTCGATGAAGGTGTCAGACGCCGGAACATGGGGCGCAGGCAACGTGATGAACCCAGTGTGATGAAAGGAACCTTTATATGGCTGTAGCCGGTGCCTTGATCGGCAACGCGATTGGAGCTTTCGGGCGGAAACCAAACATCCCGGAGCTGGGTGAGATCGATCCGTCAAAGGTCCAGGCGGAGACGATCGCGCAGAATGTCGCGTCCCTTCCCGGCGCGGAACAACTGGCTGCTGGGGTCAATAAGTTCAATGTCCAACAGCGTCTCGGAACGCTGACTCAGGCGATGCAGGCAGCGGGGATGGGTGGTGGTCTCGGACAGATCGGCGGCAATATCATGGCCCAGTTGCGCGGGGAGATTAATCCCGACGTAGCCGCACAGATCCAGCGGAACAGCGCCGGTCAATCACTCGCGGGTGGATTTGGTGGTGGGAGTATGCTGGGACGCAACCTGACCGCACGCGACTTCGGCATGACGAGCATGGGACTGCAGCAGCAAGGTCTGGCGAATTACCAGGGCATGGCGAATATGCTCACACCGCAGGCGTATGATGTGTCCTCGATGTTCTATAGTCCGCAGCAGAGACTTGAGTTTGCGTTCCAGGATCGCGCCGCGCACTTCCAGCGCAACCTTCTCTATGAACAGATCGCGGCCGCGCCGAATCCGGGGACAGCGGCACTCGGTAAAGAGATCGACAGATTTTGGAATACTGCCGCTTCCGTGGGCATGTCCTATGCCGGTGGCGGAGGAATGGGTGGCGGAATGGCAGGAGGATAATTTATGGCATTTGCACCTTACGGAAATGTAGACACGGAGATGGGCGGCACCGGACAAGCGTTCGTTCCGGTCGATGTCGGCCAGGGTAATGTCCAGAGCGACACCACGACCAACACCGCAAGCTATAACGCTGGCATGGCGTATATGCAGCAGTACCAGCGACCTCCTGACAACCAGTTCAAACAATATTTCGAACTGGGTCAGCAGATGCTCCAGCGGCAGCAGATGATGATGCAGCAACAGCAGATGGCGGCGCAGGGTCAGCCAGTACCAATGCAGCAAATGGGTGATGCTTCCGGCGGCAGTCTCAATCTCGGCAACAACATGCTGACCGCCGGGTTTGATCCCAGTTGGCTCGCCAGTAGAATTAATGCAGCGAGTGCTCACGGGGCAGCGATCGGCGGGATGGGGAAGAACCCAGGTCAGTCTGCAGTTCCAGAGAAGACACCGGAAGGCGATACGAGCAAACTGCGCTATGGCGGCATGGACGCTGGGTGGTCCGCGCAGACGGCCCCGTCCTTCAGCGGGATGCAAGGCGCTGGTCGCCTTATGTGATTTATGGACCCAGTCTCACAAGTTCTAGCGCAGCAAACCAGCGGCTCTGCTCAGGGCCAGGGATTCGGACAGTTTTTCGTCCAGGGTAAACAACTGGCGCAGCAACAGCAGCAATTAAACCTCTCCAGGCGGAATCTCACACTGCAGGAGAAACAGGAAGAGCGTCTGCAGACACGGCAGAGTCAGTTGCTGCCACAGGAAATTGCGATCAACGCCGCGCAGATCAGCCAACTCGGGATGGATTTTGTGGCGAAGAAGAATAAGGCGGAATTTGACGCAAAGCAAAACGCTTACGGTCTTCAGGTTCAGGAAGCGAACATCGCAGTCGGTGATGCCATAAACCTGATTTCTCAAAAAGGTCTCTGGGGCAAACCGGAAGCGTGGGATATTTATAATCCGATCATCGCCAAATATCCGCTGGCGACCGTCAGTCAAAACGGACAGCTTTTCTATCAGAACCAGACGGCGTTTCTGGCGAATGAAAAGATGCAGAAGAAGATGGGTGGTGCGCCCACCGTCGCTGAGATCACAACGCCGGAAGGCAAGTTTCAGTATGGTTCGGCCCAGGCAGGTGCTCTTCCAATTCAGATCAACAGACAGCTGAACACGTTATATGACCAACGGGGCAAGACCACCGACCCGGCGATACTAAGACAGATCGATCGGCAGATTCTGAATCTGGAATCGCAAACGCTGCCGGACAAGGGACAGGTGGCTCGCGATATTGCCGAACAGCGGAGGATCATCGCCAATCCAAGTTCCACACCGGAAGACGTCGCGCAAGCGGAACGGGTAATTGCGGGATACGACGAGCAAGAGGGTGGCAAGATGCCTGCGGAAATGCAGGTCGTCCGCGATAAGGCCGCGCAAACCGCGATTCTCGCTGATCCGAACGCCACTCCAGAGGCTAAAGAAAAAGCGAGATCGATCCTTGCTGGATATCAGAAACCACTCTCTGGAATCGGACGCGAGGAGGAGGATCTGGCGAATCTGGAAGCCGCAGGCGATCCAGCCCGTGTTAAACGCTTTACGGATTTGCAGCGCATTCGGGATGCGGCGAAAGGCGAAAGTGTCACCGTCTCCCCGGATGGCACCATTAGTATCACCAAGGGCGGCGCAGCGGGTGGACAGACCACGGCGAACAGGACCGAACTCAACCGGAAGATAGGCGCTGCGGACGAGGCGCTGTATGAACTGGATAAAGTCGAGGAGGCGATTCGCAAGGTGCCGGGCGCATTCGGGCCACAAGGAATCGTCGGGGAATTCTTCGAAAATGTTCAAGGCGTATTCGATCCCAACTCACCGGCTTACCTCGGCATCACCCGTAACCAGGCCGGTCTCATGTTCACCCGGGTTGCAGACGGACTGCGGATCGATACCGGGAATATGTCCCTCTATGAACGACGGCAACTCGACAAACTCGGGGATGTGAGAAGCTGGACGGATAAACCCGAACTGGCCCTCGGCAAGGTTGGGAACATGCGAAATATGCTGGTCGCCGGACAACTGCGCCGGTTGAAGACTGTCGAGAAGCAGATACCGGACTCGTTGATTCGGCAGATTGATCCCCGCGAAGTCAGGCGCATGTATATGTTTGGAGTGATCGATGACGAGGGGCTGATCCGAGCCACCAATGCTGGTAAAATCAGCAAGGAAGAAGCAACGAAGCTGTACGACGAGTCCAAGAAATAATTTATGGCGGACATTGCCACTAAAGACGAGTTCCTGAGCCGATTGGCCGTGGGAGAGAATGTGCCCACGCCACAGATCCCGACTCCGCCACCGGACACCAGCGTAGGTGCCACTGTTCCGAGACCGGACGTGCCAGCGCCGACACCGGAAGCGCCAATGACTGCGCGGGAGGCGTTCCTCGCCAAACTCAATGCGCCGCCAGTCCCGGTCGAGGATGAACCGCCCACCACCACCACTACTACTCCGCAAGCCACTCCTCAGACCACACCACCGGAACAGCGAGAGACATTCGGGGACAGTATGCTGCGCCCAATCGGTAGCGCGGCCTCCGCCGCGATGACGATGCTGCACCGTCCGTTCCTGGATACAGAGAGTCCAGACACCCGCCGGATGCTGGGGGAGCGTCCTGGTGTTCCTTTTGACATCACCGGGACAGATCGCCGGGCGGAAAACTTCACCACTCGGATGGTGGAGCAGTTCACGCTGAATCGCGCCGAACTGGACTATTTCATTAAGCGCGCCAATCCCAATATCAAAGAGATTCGCTACAACTCGATTGGTGATCCCGTCCTGACCATCACAGATCCCAACACCGGGGAAGAACGCGACGTGCTGGCTAACCCGGTCGGGATGGATCCAGGCGACTTTGCTTTTGTTCTGGCTAATGCTCCGTCCATGCTGGCGGGTGCAGTCGCTACCCTCGGCAGAAATCCAACTGCACTGAAAAACGCTTCCAGTATCGCCAAGTGGTTTTTGAACAGTCGGAGCGGCGTGATCGCGGCGAATGCGCGAGGTGCCCTGGCTAGTGGTGTCGTCAATACGGCGGAGCAGCTGATAGGGAGGACAGGACTCAGAGCAACAGGTAATTTGCAGGACGTTAATGCGCCAACTGTCCTGAAGGAACAAGGCTACAACACCTTATCTGACTTCCTCTTTGGTACGGCAGTGGACGCTCCCATGGGCAAGCTCGCCAGTCGGTTTGTGACCCCATTAAGCCAGCGGGGTCCGATCCAAATGGATGCGGAGGCGGCAGCAGAGATGTGGCGACGGGAAGGTGTCATTTACGATTTTACCCCGGCGCAAGCTACCGGCAGTCCATTCCTTGGACGCACTGAAGCCTACGGCACGATTAAACCCGGCAGCGCGGGTGTGTTTGCCGAACGCGCCGCTGAACAACGCGCCGCCGTGGACAACATGATTCGCATCACCCTCGGTCGTGATCCCAGCGCCGTGCCACCCGCCGACATCGTCGGGCAGCGTGCCATGTCCCATATTGGCACGCAGTTTGACGCGTTGGATCATGTGGTTGATCGCGGGACACGGGATGTTCTCGAGCAGGCCGATCAGGAAATTAAAAACGGGGTTGCTGCTGCCACCCGGATTCCATCCAACGTCAGCACCACCTCGGTGGGGCAACGCCTGTTCCAGGCAACAGAGAGGATGTGGAATGAATTTAACGACCGGGCCGTAGCACTCGCGAGGGTGGTCACGGACGATCCGCGCATTTCTGGGCAGGGAAGGAATATCGACACGACACCACTGGCTAGGGATGCACAGGAAGCACTCGCCAGCATGGCCTCCATTGAAAGGGAAGTGGGAGTGCCCGGCTACGATCCCACTTACGGCAATCCAATCGAAGTTTTCCAAACACAAACCCGGCCGATTGCGGGTGTACTCAACCCGAACACGACCGCCATTCTGAATAACCTTTCCGTCCCCGGCAGGACCGGCTACGCCGATTTGATTGAAGCCCGGGCTGACATCGGGAGGGCCATGGATGGGTTTACACTGGGCGGCATTCCAGAGGCACGGTTGGGTAAACTCTACGCCTCGCTCACTCTGCAAATTGAGAGGGGACTCGAAACACTTGATGATACGGGCGCACTCCGCCAGGCATGGCAAACCGCGCAGGATTTCAAACGCAACGGAATGCAGCGGTTCAAGAACCTGGACATCCTGCCGATTTTGAAGGAGCAGAATCAGGCGGGTGCTTTGAATTTCTACGAGATTGTCGACCGGGCCAGCCGCGATCAGGGAGTCTGGTCGACCTACCGGGATTTCTTCGGAGCGCAAAGCCCCGAGATGGATCACCTCCGCCGTTCCTACGCTGATTCGCTGATCGGTCGCACTCTCGGGAACAACGCCATTAACATGGATCGGTTCGCGAAGCGCCTGACGAACGCTTTTGAAAAGCAGCCCGATATTGTCGATGACGTGTTCGGTCAGCAAACCGAGCAGTTGCTTGCGATTGCCCAAGCCGGTGGAGCTGCCCAAAAAGGAAAACTCTTACGCAATGTGGATGCGGTGGAACTGGCGGCGCGGATCGATCAGGGTTCGCTCACCAAGGAATCGCTGGAAGACCTCGCCACTTTGCAGGAAGCCAGGGAAATCCGGTTGCGTAATACCCACCTGGATCAGCTCCGCAAAGGTGAGTTCCGCGACGAGCCGAGCAAGCTCGTAGAAAATCTGATCTTCAGTCCAACCAGTGAGGTGCGGGACGTGCGGGAGGTCATGAGTTTACTCAGCGACCGGCCGGACATCATTGACGAGATGCGGCAACGCACCATCTTGCGGATCTTTCATGAATCAATGGGTGGGCCGGAAGGCAAAGAGCGGCTTCATTCCGCCGCGCTGCGCGGTTTCCTGCAGGATGATCCCAGCGGGGACATGCTCTCCAGTCGTATTCACGCCCTGGTTGGGGACGAGACCATGCGTCGGCTCAGAGGCATTCATGACATAACGCGGCCAGCGGATATCGTGGAGGGCGCTTTCAAAGCGGCAGGCGGGATCAGTGCGGGAATGCAGATTGCCACCATTGAGAAGGAACTACTCAGCCCGACCGGCATGGTGGGACAGATGGGCGGGATCCTGAAAAGCTTCCTCCTCGCGGAATTGTACAAATTTGGCCCAACCCACAAATGGATCACCAACAATGCATTTGGCCTCACGGGTAATATCGCGGATCGAGCCGCGTTTGTGAATGCGTTCATCGCCGGTGCCCCGATCATGCGCGACCTGGCGACGTTCTTTGCGACCGAAACAGAGTTCGGGACGGCGGCACAGATTGGTGCCGCCAAAGCCACGGACGCAGCACGGATGGCGACCATCCAAATCAAGGGCGCGATAGACGCGGATTTGCGGACGGGAAAACGGGAGGAATTGCGAGCGCAGCAGACGCGAGTGCCGACCGGGACCACAGAGGAAATTCAGAGGGCGATGACCGCGCCCACTCAGTGAGAGATTTGGAGCCGGTTTAAGGGTCGAAAATCTTCTGACAATTCTGACAGTAAACTTGCGTGCAGGTTCGTTCTGGCGACTTTCTGACAATTTGGCCAATAGTGCGTTTCACCCAATATCCATGCGGTCAGAACGCACTTCCACGCACCTACGAGAAATGCTTTTTTAAGGTTCGAGTCCTGCCTTTGGAGCCATTTTTATGTACCTCTCCCACAACGACTTAAGTGTGAGTTCGAGATTTTTGATTGTTTTTTTCTGTAAACTTTCTGACAGTAACGACCGGAAATGAAATTACCCAATAGCTTCCCCTACGTTGTTCAAAAAGGCAGTTCGATCGTGCGGATCTACCGGCCGGACGAGAATGAATTCACGATCGTCCACTACGTCGGTGGCGTGCGGAAACGCGAAACCAAAAACACCTGGGAAAAGGCCAAGGCGCGAGCGGATGAAATCAACAACTCGGTCAAGAATGGAGACCTTCAGGGACTGGCCCTCTCCAACGCGGAATGCGTCGAGTTTGCCCGTAGCCGGGAGGTGGCAAAGAAACACGGGAAAACGGTCGATGAGATCGCCAGGATTTTCGACGAAGCAACCTCTCTCCTCGGTTCCACATCCATCGTGGAGGCGGTTCACTTCTGGGTGGAACGACACCCGAGCAACTTGAAGTTCCGCCGGGTGGAAGACATCGCCAAGGAGATGCTGGAGGCCAAGAAGAAGGACGGTGTCACCGATGCTTACTGCAAGACTCTCGGGCATTACCTCACGACATTTTCGAGGGCGTTTCAGCAGGAGATTCACACCGTAACCAAGGAACGTATTGATGCCTTCCTGCGAAGCCTGCCCCAAATGGGGGGACGATCCCGCAACAATTACCGGAACGGGATCATTACCCTCCTGCGGTATGCGGAAGACCAGAACGCAATCGTGAAGAATTCAATCGATTTCAAGAAAATTGCCGAAGCGAAGGAGGGTGAAGTGATCGACTCGGAAACCTTCACCCCTGCTGAGATGAAGAAGCTTCTGGCGACGGCGCTCCTGCCTCGCGAGAGCTTCCCGCAATGGTATCGCCGGGATGTGGACGAGGGGAAGTGCCTGCTGCCCGTCCTGGTCCTGTGCGCCTTTGGGAATATGCGACCCGGTGAGGTCATCCGTCAGAAATGGGCCGACATCAGGAACGGGTACATCAAGGTCACTGCCGCCAAGGGTGGCACCAGAAGGAAGCGCAACATTAAGATCCGCGAGAATCTCCAGGCGTGGCTGAATCTCTGCCAGCCGACTCCAGGGACCGAAGGATACGAAGAACTGCTTTGCTGCACCTACCAGAAATACGACGAGGCACTGGTCCGTCTGGCCAGGCACGCCGGGGTGAAATATAAAAAGAACGCGCTCCGAAATTCCTGCGCGTCTTATCGCGTGGCTGAACTGATGGACGACAAGGGCGAGGCTGGGTCCGTGGGCGCGGTGGCGCTGGAATCCGGCAACACGGAAACGATGATCCGCCAGAATTACCTCGCGCTCAAAACGCCTGAGGAAGCTGCCGAATGGTTTGGCATCCTGCCAGAGCGGAAAAAGGTTATCGCCATGCCGGGCGCGAAAGTCGCCTGACCGGATCTTGTTCACCAATTATTCACGGTGCATCAGGGAAACTGCGGTCATGAATTTAGTTCGGGTACGTAATTAATGTAACTTGCGTGAGGACGGGAATGG